AGGATGTTCGCGGGAATAGTCGACTGGCCCATGAGGTACGGGTAGTTCCTCGTGGGTCTATACCTTAGTATTGGCCTTAAGCAAGCGAGTGCTAGGGTATAGATTAGAGTTAAATTAAGTCATTGAAATATGTTTTGGACAATAGTAATTGCGATAATCTTTGTACTTTATGTACTACCTATTCTAGTCAATATAGTTGTGATAATTTGTGAGTCTATTGATTGGAAGGTGTTTGGCACGGTGATTTTAGGGTTAATATGTGCTTTTGTGGCGATTGGTGTAATTTTGAGTGTTATATTTTAATGTATACAATACCGATAGAACTTAAAACATACAACAGAAGAGCCGATGGAAGCGTAAGTCTCAGGTGTGAGTCCTTAATCGAGGTTAGCAGTAGTGATATTGCTATTGTGGACTCATACCGAGGCAATACAGGCTTTGTAGTACTTACTGACACAATGGTAGGCAATGAAGTGGACTTGGATGTGGATGAGATTATTAAGAACCTCCCAGAGAATGATGCTATTGATAATTATAAAAGCCCTAGCAAGAGGCTAAGAGATGTGCTCTGGGTAGCCTCTAAGCAGAAGCTAGGGCATGAACCGACTAAAGAAGAGTTTGCAGACTTTTACAAAACCCAGTACGAGAAGTTGATAAACCACTATAAATTAAAATTAGACCCTGATATATGAAAACCATTGCAGATATAAGTTACGAAAACCGAGTGCATATCACGACCTTATACAAGCGACTTTCCACTAGGGGGATACCCTTTGAGTATGTGGACGGGGTCAAGGCTGTAGATGAGAAGTATATCCCAAGCTTATTGAAAGAGGGACAGAAGGGTCGTAGACTTTCCAGGGAGGACATGAAGAAATTAGGACTTGACAGGACGCCTTGACAAGTCCGATTGAGTTTGGTAATGTAGTTAATAACTTTTGAAAAACTAAAATGCCCCAAAAGATTAAAGAGCAGGAGTCTCTGAGCAAAACGAAGTTAGGCAAGAAACTAGACGACGCCTGGAGTTTAGCAGTTAAGATAAAGGCAGGTTACAGGTGCGAGGTATGCGGGAAGCGATCCACCCTCAATTCACATCACATTGTAGGAAGAAGAAACAGAACGACCCGTTGGGATTTAAGAAACGGGGTCTGTGTTTGTGTTAAACACCACAAGTTTGGCATCGAGAGCTTTCATGAAGACCCCTTGTGGGCTAAAGAGTGGCTTGAAGATAAAAGGTGGGAAGATTATGCCTACTTGTACATGGTTAAAAATCAGATTAAGAAGTGGACTTTTGATGAAATGTTAGAAAGACTAGGGGAGCTGAACAAGATTATACAGAAGGATACTAGATAACTTTAGTACTGCCCAAATGAATAAGACAGAGGCGAGATTTTGCACAAGTTCACAAGGAATTGGAGCATATCTGCTGTGGCACTCCATATACCCTGACAGGGTCGCCGAACTGTCTCCCCTCCCGACGCTACTTTACTTCGGAGAGAAGGATTACGACGGGGTCATGCTTAAATACTGGAAAGGGGTGGTTATTCCTGCTTGTGAGTTTGGTGAATGTCTAGCTACCATACAGAGGGTACTCAAAGAGGGTCAAGTTGATACCGATTGGTTCTTTGATATGTGGGATGAGATATACGACATAAGGAGTGATTACAAGAATCGTGGGCAGTTAGAATTACTGGATGTGGTATAATTGAGTATGGGATGTAAGAGGAAGAAGAAGCGATAAATTACACAAGGGGACAGTGGTTAAAATGGCGGAAGGAAGAAGCGCTAGACCAATTTGATATAAGTTTATAGTAAACCCATAGAGGTTAACAATGAGTACAACTGAAACAGTACAAAAGAGCAAGGACAAGGCGATTATCACAGGTATAGATAGGGACTTTTTCAGACTATACTGTGAGGACAACGAGCAGCTTAAAAAGAGCATGGAGGAACTCATATACATTGGTACACACTCTCAGGACGAGAGGGTCCGTATAGATGTTCATAAGTACATCATATCCCAGTTAATTGGCAACCCTAAACAGGTGGCCGATATAACTTCAAAGGGAGAACAACTCAAGGCCGGTATATTTGTAGACTGGAGCGAGGATGAAGACATACAAACCCCATAAATATCAAAAGGCTTTTCACAGGTCTAAAGCTAGGTTCAGAACTCTCATAGCGGGTCGCCGTGGAGGGAAAAGCATAGCAGGTACAATAGAGGCCCTACACTGGGCTGATACTTACCCTAACTCAAGGGGAATGATAGTAGCCCCAACATACCCTATGTTAAAGGATGTCAATATCCCTATGTTTATGGATTGGGTTCCTGTACACACTATAAAGGCCTGGAACAAGCAGGACCACAAGATACAGTTCGTAAATGGTAGTGAAGTGGCATTTAGAAGTGGTGATAACCCGGACAGGTTAAGGGGTGTAGGTTTGGACTGGCTTTGGCTAGACGAGGCTTCATTCCAGGATAGGCAGGTGTGGGAAGTGGTATATCCAGCACTTACAGACAGGGGAGGGGTAGCATGGATCACAACTACACCACAGGGCTATGACTGGGTATACGAGGGATTTTACAAGCCTGCGATAGAAGGGCAGGAAGACTTTGAAACTTGGCGATATTCAACCGAGGAGAACCCTTACATTGATAGAAAGTTAATCGAGAAGGCTAAGGGCGATTTAAGTGAGGCTATGTTTAGACAGGAGTATCTAGCCAGTTTTGAGAAGTTTGAAGGACTGATATACCCTGACTTTGAGGAGGGTAAACATGTGATAAACATTCCGGAGAGAGACAGGCAGGATACATTCTTTGTTGGCTTAGATGTAGGTTGGAATCATCCAACTGCAATACTACTTATGAAAGAGGATATAGAACATAATCTTTATGTAGTAGACGAAGAGCGAAAGTCCCAGCTTACAGCCATTGAGATAAGCAATCACCTTTCAGCCATTCTTACACGAAATGGGCTTAAACGAGACGATGTTAGCTCATATATCATTGACCCAGCAAGTAGGGGTACACAACAGACCTCAGGAATGAGTATGTACGACCAGTTGGCCGAAGAGGGATGGGGCTTTATTCCGGGTAACAACGATGTAATGGCTGGTATTAACAGGGTTACAAGGCTATTTAGGGAGAACAGGTTGTTTGTAGGTAGAAATTGTGTAATGTTAAAGGAGGAGCTTATGAACTACCACTGGCGAAAGTGGAAGGAGGACGCTGATAGTGACAGGGCTAAGCCGTTTAAGTTGAAAGATGACTTAGTCGATGTTTTAAAATATATAGTAATGAGTCGACCTGATTGGTTCGAGCATCCTAACTTGGACTTGTATGGTAGGATAATTGAGGAGCAGGAGGACACAGAGGGAGAAGACCCGATAGAGTTTTTGGATGAAGAGGAGGGCGACCTTTTGGAAGATGGGGGGGAGTTATTTTAATTATGATATAATTATATATGGACTTAATGATTTTAATTGTGGCAATAGTTGCTGTGTTAGGCCTAGTGGCTATTGGCATTATATTGTTACTGGTATCGCGATCTGAGAGGGAGAGCTTGTATAAGCTAATCAAGAGCAGGGACTTGGGGGAGTATGTAATGGCGACCGCACCTGTTGAAAAGCCCGAAGAAGAGCCTGAGGAGGTCGATATACCAGTTGATGAGATACCATATATTGAAGAATCAAAAGAGTAGAGTGTATCGAAAAAGTCGAGGGAGTAACTTTATCTAAAAAGAAATGGCAAAAGGTATTAAAGAGACCGTTAGAGGCTTGGTAGGTAAGCCCGAGAGAGAAAGCAAGGAAAAGTACGACGAGGCCTACTGGTTGTCGCATACCGAAGCGATGTTTGAAGAGTCTAAGAGCTATCGGAGCACTCATGTTGAAAGGCAATGGTTTATCAATAACAGTTATTACAAGGGCAATCAATCTATTAGATACAACAAATCCACGGGGAAGTTGGCATTTGCCAGTAAAGACCCTATGGACTTCCAGGTTAATCAGATATACGCCACTTGCAGGGCTGTTAGAGGGGCTGTTACAAAGACTGCACCAACTTGGGATGTAGACGCACTTCCTTACGCGACACTTGATTCAAGGGCCTCCAGGATACTAGGGGAATACCTAGCCTTTGTGTATGATAAGTTACATCTTAAACACTTAGTTAAAAAGGCTGTACTTTATGGTATGTTGTACGGTCAGGGTATATTCCAGTATGGGTATGACGCTGCGGCCGACGAGGGTGAGGGACTACCATGGATACAGGTACTTGACCCATTTGACACTTACATTGACCCATATGCCACCGATATAGACAACGCCAGGTATGTAGTCAGGGTTATATCAAGGCCAAAAGACATAGTAGAGAGAAACCCACATTACGACAAAAAAGTGGTCAAGGAATTAGCCACAACTTCAAAGCAGAGTGAAAGTATGTACAAGGAATTGCTTAATACTAGGGACAGTGATGTGAGTTCCATGTCTGAAAACCTACTCTTACACGAAACCTGGTGTATTACGGAGGACGGGGTAAGGGTAATAACCACTTGCGAAGACAAGATCCTTAGAAACGAACTTACGGCCTTTAAGAAACTACCCTTTGAGCTATACTTCCCAGATGTCACTTTGAATGAACTGTACGGTGAGGGCTGGGTCAAGAACTTAGTCCCACTTAACAAGGCCTTAAACTACTTAGAAAGGTCTATACTAGAGTACAACATCATATTTAGTAAGGGTAAGTACATTACCGATTCCAACTCAGGTATTAAGATAATCAACAACCGAAACGGACAGATATTAAGACACAAGCCTGGGCACACAGTAACTCAAATGGACATGAAGCCAATGAGTTCAAGTGTATTCAGTCAGATAAACAACATTAAGGAGTACATACAAAACATAGGGGCCGCACACGAGGCATTTATGGGCAAAGCTCCAGCAGGGGTTACAAGTGGAATAGCCTTTGACACTTTAGTTGCCAATGCCTACACCAACATTATAGACTTAATCGACAACCTAGCCGATTGCTTAGCAAGACTGGGGGAGGATATATTAGATTTGGGCTATGAGTATCAGTTGATTACCAAGCCATTCAGAACCCAGGGGGGAGAAATGTATGGGCTTATCAGTGGTCAGGTAGGGGAGGAGAATGTCCCTAGGGTAGTCAAGGACGGGAAGGAAGTTATGGGTTATGAACTGGGACAGGGCATTATGGAGATAGTTCAGATACCAAAGAACCCTGAGGTTAAGGTTAGAATTACAAGCGGTGTGGCACATACAAAGGAAGGTAAGAGAGAGATATTGACCATGTTAAGAGGTGGGGGTGATATAAGCAGAAAGACCTTACTAGAGAATTATGACATTGACCCCGAGGAAGAGAAGCAGAGACTAATGGACGAGAAAATGGAAATAGCCGAGTTGCAAATGGCATCGCAACCTCCTGCGCCTGAAGGGCCAATGCCAGGGGAAATGGGAGGAGAAATGCTAGCACAGCCAATGGTCTAAAATGGCTTAGTAAAACTTGTGGCTTTTGAGTAGGGGGTCTCCTCGAACCCTCTACGCAGAGGCTATAAGTGGGTATGCTATAATTAAGTAGAGGCCACAAGCCTACTAGCACCATGGGGTGAGTTCTTTATATAAGTTTATCCGCCCAGTCGAGACTGAACTCGTTAAAATGTGGGTAACACTATGGATAATGAGGAAATGGATGTAACAAGCACAGAGACAACTGTGGACACTTCATCCGATGTCAAACAAACAGCACCTGAGGCTTTAGATTCTGCAGAGGTGCAGTCAAATACCGAAAGTGATGGTGAGGAATCAAGGGGTAATAAAATACCTTACGATAGATTCCAAGAGAAGGTCAATGAGCTCAATCAAATGAAAGAGCAAATGGCCGAGTTGCGAGCCAAAGCAGAGATTGCTGATAGGTTAAGTCAGGCTATAAATCCACCACAAGTGGATGCCAGACAGAAGCAATTAGACGCAGCAAGACGCGAACTGGAAGCCATGGGATATGTGGATAAGTCCACAGTAGGCCAGCTATTCGAGCAGAAGCTAAGTGAGTACAAATGGCAAGAGAGATTTGTCAATCAGATGGATCAACTCAGCAAGAAGTACGACGGCAGTAATGGGGGTGTAAAGTTTGAAGCCGAGAAGGTCGCAGCCTTCATGGACGAACAGACCGCCAGAGGGAATGTAATAACAGACCCTGAAATGGCCTTTAAGATGATGAATCTTGATAGGCTAGTCGAAGACAAAGCTAAAGCTCAGAAGTCTAGTACATACAGTGAGGCACCAGGAAGGCCTGTACACGAAGAGACAGACCAAAGAAAAGCGGACTTGGTGGCGGCAGCGAAGACTGGGAGTATGAGCGAGTTCTTAAAGAAGTACGCCAATATTCCCGATTAAATCGAGGTTATTTATTTTAGTAATTTATTAACATGTCAGTACATACAACTTACGGTGTACAAACCAACCATGAGGACCTGACAGATGTTTTAGTAATGATGGGTCAAATGAAGACACCATTGTTTTCTAATCTTCCAAAGGTGAAGGCAAAATCAGCCCTTCATGAATGGCCAACAGTATCATACGCAGATGCGGCAACCAACGCGCAGGTTGAGGGTTTTACTTATTCATTCAGTGCATTAACATCTCCTTCAAGGGGACAGAACTACACTCAAATCTTTGGTAAAACAGGTCAAGTATCCAAAACTCAGAGAGCCTCAGACCCAGCAGGGTACAAGGACGAGTACGCTTTCCAAGTTGAGAAAGCACTTAAAGAGATTGGAAGAGACATTGAGAAAGCCCTTATCAACGGAACAGGAGCAGTGTCTGGTGGAACTGGTACAGCTAGAGAGTTAAAGGGTGTATTAGCTTGGATTACAACCAATGTATCAACTGGTACAGGAACTGGAAGAGATATTACCGAGTCCGAGTTAAATGGAATGCTTGCCGATATTTATGAGGCAGGTGGTGATCCAGATACAATCTTGGTATCTCCTAAACAGAGAAACAAGATGTCCGCACTCTTTGACGATTCAAGGAACTACGTTGATTCAGTCAAGAAGTTTACATCCGCAATCGCAGTTTACGATTCTAACTTTGGAGTATTACAGGTAGTCTCAGACATTCACATGCCTGATGATGAATTAGTAGCTTTGGATTCTTCCACATGGAAGATTGCACAGCTTAGACCTGTCGCAAAGGAAGAGACCGCTAAGACGGCAGATGCAGACGGATTTGCAGTAGTTGGCGAACTCACATTGGCAGCTTACGCTGAGAAATACAATGCGAAAGCCACAGGACTTGCAAGTTAAGTTCTTTAAGGTAAAGGGGGCTTCGGCCCCCAAGCCTTACTAATTTTAGTTAAGGTCGAGGAAATGACAGCAGAGCAGTTACTAGGAGATTTAGCCCCCAAGAATGAAGAGCAGGTTAAGGTATTTAACGAAGCCGTGGGTAGGCTTGTAGAGAACATTAAGCGACAGAAGAGTGAAATGGCTAGTGGTATTTACAGGAATACTGATGGTATATATTTAGCCAATGCCAAGTTAAAGAGTAAGACTGACGGATTTAGTAAAGACAGAGAGTACAGGCACATAGCAACAATTCCCTTAGAAGTAGCAGAGCGTATTAAAGCCAAGTATGGAGATGCTATTATGGACGCAAAGAACGGCAATCAACTTAAGAAGGTACTGCGAAGTGATCCAGAGTTTCAATGGTGTTTAACCGTTGATAGTAGGACTATATAATTTAATCGAGGTGAATTATGAGACTTTTAAGAATATTGTGGCTCCCAACCGATGAAGGAGGTTGTGGGTGGCATAGGGTTCGTATATGGGACAAGGCGATTAACCGACTGGGAATTGCAGAGAGTTTAGTCATGCAGCCAGGAGAGAGTGAAGAAGATGCTAAGAAAGCCATAGACTATGCCGATGTGATTGTAGGCAGGCTTAATACCTTTGAGTATATAAGGCTAATCAAACAGACATGGCCTAACAAGGTGGTGGTGTTTGACTGGGACGACAATACCCTGGAGACTAAGCCGAGCAATCCAAGCTATCAGAACTTCGGAGTAAGGGATGTATGGGCCGAGGTAAAAGATGTTAGAGAGACCGACTATTACAAGAAGGCCTCTATTGGTACACGAATGAAGATAGACGAAATGGGTATGATCCCCTTATGGGTTACGGGAATTACCCCTGGGTTTAACAGGTTTGTCAATTTAGAACAGCATACAAACTTAATATGGTGCTTACAGGCTTGTAATCTAGCGACTTCTCCGACTCCTGTATTAACTGCTATGTGGGATAAGTATGCAGAACAATCTGCGGTAGTTAGTAACTGCTTAGATTTAAGCTACTATCCCGATGTAGAGGTTAAACTAAAGAGAGAGAAAGGGGAGATTAGAATAGGCTGGAGTGGTGGAAGCTCGCATAGTGCCGACTGGAAGAGCATAATGCCTACTTTAAGAAAGTTGGCCAAGAAACACCCTATTAAACTGGTAGTGGCAGGCAGTTACTTTCCTGAGAACTTCACAGACATTGAGATAGAACACCATCCCTGGGCTAAATGGGAGGCTCACCCTTACAGAATGAAACTACTAGACTTAGACTTTGCGTTGATTCCACTGGCTGATGACGAGAGCTTTAACAGTTACAAGAGCGAGTTGAAGATGATGGAGTTTGCGGCATTGAAAGTCCCTATGATTGTCAAAGACCAATTACCCTACTCTCCGTACATTGAGGGTAATGCCATAGGTTACAAGACCCCACAGGACCTTGAGGGGGCCATTGAGAGGCTGATTAAGAACCCAGGGCAAAAGGACATGGTAAAGAGTGCGTACAAGTGGGTAAGTGAAAAGCGTAATGTAGACCTACTGGCCCCTGACCTGATTAAGTTGTACGCAAGCCTATTACCTGAGAAAACTAGGGAGAAGATACAGACAGAGCCAATCGAGGAGTCAAAATAATTCGTGGTATAATTATATAAGGAATCGAGGAGCCGAATATTTTAGTACAAAAAGATCATGACATTCCTTGACATGCAAAAGCGGGTAGGAGAGCTTATTAACCAAGATGTAACCAATGATACAGGCCTTGTTACAGAATCAGAAGTAAAGGCCAATCTCAATAGAGGCTACCAAAAGGTAGTAAATCGTATAGCGTCCCTAGGGCAGGACTTTTATGTAAGGCTAGCCAAGGCTAATTTAGTGGCTAATCAGGGGTTATACGGGCTTCCTAGCGACTTTAGACGCATGATAAGAATTGAGTTGGACTATGGGGATAGTGTTAGATACAGGGCTAGAAGAACCGATACCAACGCTTACGGGGACCCTGTGGATACTTACATATCAGAAACTTCGCCACAATACAGTATGAGAGGCAAGAATATTGAACTTAATCCAGTCCCTACTTCGGCGGTTACAAATGGACTGTGGATGTGGTATGTCGAGGCGGTCAATGACTTAGTAAACGATGATGACGAGCCTAATTTACCGTTTGAGTTTAGCGATCTGCCTGTAGAGTTTGCAGTTGCCAAGGCTAAGGCAAGACAAGGGCTATTAGACGAGGCTCAATTAAATCTAAGCGAGTTTTACAGAGAATTGGATGAAATGACCAATGCTTTGGTTAACACGATTAGCGATGACCCTGAGCAGGTAGTAATTAGAGATTACTTTGAATAGTTATGACAAACTGGACCAAGGGGAGTGATATTACAACTACATATACAGAGGATGGGGATATTAGCACAACCTACACAGAAGAGGCCGACTCAAGTGAAAGATACATTCCCGAGGGAGCAGGTTTGAAAGTAGCAAGTGAGGACTTTACATGGATGTTGACCGAGGACAAGTTAACAAGGTTAGTACATAGTAGAACACCATGGGGTGAAGTCGAGGATGTTAGTACATCTTATATTAAAGTAGAAGACGCATAATGGCACGAGAAGAAAAAACTTTGACAGAATTAGAACTGCAACCTACCGCAAGTGTAGACAGGGCTAATGATTATCTTTGGACTGTTGACACCTCAGATACTTCAATGAGTGCCTACGGGACTTCTAAGAAGGTCAAGGTTGAGGCATTCATAGGTGATACAGGAGCCAAGGGTGATAAGGGTGATACAGGCAGTGCTGCTACAGTTGACGCTGGAACAACAACTACTGGGAATGCGGGAACTAACGCAAGTGTAGTGAATAGTGGCACAACATCAGCCGCTGTATTTGATTTTACCATTCCAAAGGGTGATAAGGGAGACAAGGGAGATACAGGGGTGGCGGCAACTGCTACTGCTGGTACTACAACCACCTTAGCGGCTGGTGCAAGTGCAACAGTTGTAAACTCTGGGACTGCCTCTGCGGCGGTGTTTGACTTTGGAATACCACAGGGTGTAAAGGGGGACAAAGGGGATAAGGGTGATGCTGGGACAAATGGAACTGATGGATCTGATGGGGACAGTGCGTATGTATACATAGCTTACGCCTCAGACGCCTCTGGAACCGACTTTACAACAACCTTTAGTGCAACATTGGATTATATAGCG